TGCTGCTTTGGAATCTTCTTGAAGTGTCGTCTTAAATATTTTTGCATAGTCTTCGCTATCAATTAGGTTCTTGGCTTTACGACCAAATCGTATTGCTAGTTCACCCGTGTGCGTTGCTTGAATAATTTTGAGCTTTGGCTCACGGCCCACCATCCAAGCCGGTAGTAAGTATGAGGCAAACTCCGACTTGGTGTGTCTCGGGGGCATGTTAATAATTAGCCGATTAATCTCACCCGTAGCTAATTTATTAAATTTGTCTGCAATGTGTCTGTGATGGGATCCTTCTACAAAATCAGGCCATACACATTTAACAAAACTTAAAAAATCATTCTTAGCCTTATTCTGTATCTTTTTTTCAGCGTACATAACCTTAAGCTGCAAGAATTGTTTTCTAACATCTGAGGGTAACTTACTTATGTCTACTGTATCCAAATTCATTTAAAATTTTGCAAAATTTTTTTAGGTCACTATATCGAACGAAAACGTTTTTACCAACCCTAACAATCTAAGTCTTAGCACATGTGCGCAGTATAAGTAACTTTTTGTAAAAAAAGGGGGGATGGGGGTCTTTTATTTTTTTGTTTTTGGCTTTTGTTTAGGATCCCTTGACCAAGAACCACGCACCAAGAACCTTGATTTATTACTATTGATAATAGTGCGTTATCAATAGTAATCACAAAGAATTTAAAACCTTTTTTATTTCTTCATAACCTTGAGCCAATGCCCTTGATTTAAATCCCACTTTTGAAAGTTCACGAACCATTGACCCCTCAAAAAGTTTTGGCGACCTCGAACCTTGACCCTTAACACAGATGAAGGTGTTCTTTGGGTGTCGGATATGGAAGGCGATTTGATGAGGTGAAAAAGAAATCTTGTTACCTCTTGCTACTTTTAACTCTAATGTGAAAAAGGTAGAATTAACATTATAACCCAATAGATCAGCAACCCCAAGAATGATAGAATTTTCAATTCTAATCCAACTAATTTGATTAATATTCTTTTTAATTTCGTGATAAAATTTACTTTCATTCTTCATTAATATTTAAAGTAACATCTACATTTAAAGCTATACAATTTCAAGTTGAAAACACAATATATTGTATCGGAGCTGGAGGACCTACTATATCTAGGGGCTTTAGAAAAATAGTTAAATAATTTCTTGATTGCTCTTTATTATCCTATAAAGTCCCAAATATATAAATATAAAAGAAAGGATAAAAACAAATGAAATATAAAAAAGAAGAAATACAAGAACACTTTAACGATTGGATTAAAGATCAAGATCTTGATTGGATTACTCAAAACATTGATGACTTACATCATCATTGTTTTAATACTGATTATTATATTATCGGAACTTATCAAGCCAAGAAATGGCTTGGAGATAAAGTCTTTGAAATAATCGAATTTATAAAAAAATATGAAAATGACAATTTTGGAGAGGTCAACACAGATTTTAGTGATGCTGAAAAAGTTGTAAACATGTATGTTTATATAATTGGAGAAGAAATTGTTTCAAAATATAGAGAAGATATCGAACCAAAAGAAGAGCAAAGAGTATAGATCGAAACCCCTCAATTGAGGGGTCTTGAGGTTAATCCTCAACTGATGAGATCAGAAACAAAAAAAGGAGAAACAAAAAATGATAGATAAAAACAGAATGAAAATAATAAATAATATTGATGTTGATTATCGAGATATCGAAAATTTTGACAATCAATTTCAAGTAATGAAATTTGTTTTAAATTGTTTGAGTGATAAGCAACTTGAAACAACAAAACAATTAATCAAAGTTATTAAGAAAGGAGAAAAAACAAATGATTAAAAGAGTGAACAAAAAATTATTTGATAAATATTTAAAAGATTTATTGATTGAAAGATATCAAGATTTCAAAAGTTTTAAAAAATCTTTTGGAGTGACATTTATCCGATATGAAAAAAGAGGAAACCAACTTAAAGCAGTTGAACATTTAATGTTACATCCAACAACTTTATATTTAAAATAGATCGAAATCCCCTCATTTGAGGGGGTATTGAGGTTAATCCTCAACTGATGAGATCAGAAACAAAAAGGAGAAAAAAATGAAAAATAGTGTAGTTACATGGCATGGGTATAAAAATTACAATATGAATTGTAATATTGAAGACCTTAAAAAAAGGGGGTTTGAGTGTTCATCTTATCATAATGATCTTGCCCCTTCATACACAAATAAAAAAGGCAATATTCAAGTTTTTTTCATTGATTTAGATAGTGATGAAATGAAAGCCGAAAGCATGACTTATAAATTTTCAGTAATGAAACTTGATAAACATGGTGAATATAGTGAAACAATTGGAACAACTAATTCATTCGAGGAAATGCTAAAAATGGTTAAGAAAGGAGAAAAATAAAATGAAAAAGTTATATTATACAAATGGAAAATTAGGATTTGATTTTGAAGATTTTTTTATAACAGATCCTTTTACTTCAACTTGTTGTAGGTTTGATGTAGATCCTATTAAAGAATATGGATTAACAGAAAAACAAGTGAAAAGGTTTAACAAAATATTTACAAATAGAAATAGAAAGAAAGGAGATAACTAAAATGGATAAATCAATAACAATACAAAATGGAAGATTAGGATCGATGAGCAACGAAAAAAATGAAGTTGTTTATCTTTGTACTTGGAACGATGGCGAAATAGTACAAATACACACAAAAAAAACATTGAAAGATGAATACAAAGACACAAATTTATTTGATGTTGATAAAGATAGATTAGTCAACGACTCAATGTTTAATTGGTGTCTTGTAATTCCTACAAGGGCAAATGAACAAGTAAGATCAATTAATGAAATTTTTGATTATTTTGAAGATCAAGAAAATTTTACAATTGGTCATGTTTGGGAACAAGACAACATGAGAATACAAAGAATAAAATAGAAAGAACACTAGATGTTGTGTCCGAGCTTTTGGACACAACTCCAGGTAGTGTTGAAAAAAAATGCTTGATAATATAATTTATAGGACTATAAATGATAGAAAAAAGGAGAGAGTATGAATAAATTAACAAACAAAGAAATAAAAGACAAAGTTGTTTTAGATATGAAAAATGATGAAGATTTAAAACAATACGCAAAAGATATTGAAGAATTGCCTCAATCTTCTTTTGATAATTTAATTAAGGCAATAGATAAAGCATATAAAAAAGTTAAAAAGGAGAAAGTATGAAAACTGCGAAAGATGAAAGAAAAGCGATAGACAACAAAAAATGTTTCCCAAACAAAAGAGTCGAGGAAATGTTTTGGGCTTATGCAGATGAAATTTTAGACATGGATAAAGATATCAAACACAGAGATATTTATGGCATGTTAGAAACTGCATTTAAAGAAGGATACAAAAAAGGTTTTGCGAGTGCAGAAGCCTATCACTCTGATAAAGAATTTTATCAAGAAGTTTTAGAGGAGTGGGATCAAATGGTGAAGAACGATAGTTATGAAGATCTTTATGGGTCTAAAAAAGTTGAGGAGATAAAATGAAAAACAAAAAAGTAACATATAAACAAGTTTGTAAGTTTACAGAAAAATTTGATAATCAATGTTCAGATGGTTGGTTACATGATATTTTGAATAATGAGGTTGATATGAAGAAGTTAATCAATGTTATTCAAAATTTAAGTAAACACGACAACATTAACTTTATATTTAAAAAAAACTCTGATCTTGCAAAGTGGAACAAAGAAAAACAAATATATGAATAGGAAAAAGAATTTACCAACTCAAGATAGTGTAAAAAGGCTCATGGAACAGACTTTGAGAAATATCTTGAGTTGTGTAGGTGGAGTGTATTATAATAAATATAAGTTAAGATTAGAAAGAAAGAAAAAAAGAAAGGAAATAAAATGAACTTAAATATAAAAAATATAAGATACTTTGAAACTAGACGAGGTCTAGGGTATGAAGTTAAAACTGATAAAGGCACGATATGGAATGATGGAGATGGTGGTGCTACTTATTTTCAAGCCGACTATCCAAAATACCATAACAAGGATTTTTCACATTTAACAGAATGGGACTTAGAATCTATTATCGATAAATACGAAGGAATAGAAGATAAGGATCAAAAATGATAGACTATAACTTAATCTTGTATATCGGTCTGTTCTTACTGATATTTGGATTTATCTTGTTTTTGGTGTCAGAGCTTAGAATTAGACAGATAGATAAGGAATTGTTTAGACAAAAACAATTACATAAATCATTTATGAAAGCAAAAAAGGAGGAGAGATGAAATTAAGTGAAAAACAACAAATAAAAATAATGAAAGACAATCCAACACAAGGTTTTGATATTTGTTCAAAATGTGAAAATGTTCAATTATATGGAACAATGAAAGATATTAATCAAAATGATTTTGATCTAATTTGTAAGGAGTGTGAAGATGAAAATAGATCATAAGAAAGTAGAAAAATTAAAATCCTTTTATGGTGTTAAGTTACGAGGAAACGAAACCTTTGATGAGTTACTTGCTATTGAGAAAAAGAATATGTTGAAAGGCACAATTATTTGTAAAGCAAAGAAATGTAATAACTATTTATACAAAAATCAAAGCCAAATTAACCCACAATATTGTTCGGAGTGTGTGTAAATATGGGAATACATAAAAAGGCAAAGAAAGAAGAAAGAATATTTAGGGCATTAAAGAGAATTGATCGTGATATGTCTGAATGTTCCATAACAGAAAGAATACATTGTCCTAAATGTGACTCATCTAAAATATATGTAAATAAAAAATGGCAATGGAATAAAAAATTTCACGAAGTTGATTTGATAACAGATTGGACTTGTAAAGATTGTAAATCAGATTTTGAGGGACAAGAATTAGAAAACTAGTTAAAGGAAAGGAGGGAAAATGGCAGAAAATAAAATTTTTACAGATGAAGAAATTTTAAAAGCTTTAAAAAATATTCAAGATATTATCGAGTCTCAAAAAGAACTAAATCATATTATTGATAAAAGACTTAAAAATTTAGAAAAATTTGCTTTGGAAACAAAGTAAAGTTATTAGGGGGTGTTTCGCTCCTACACCCCTAATAATCCCTAATATATCCTGGAGGTAGAATTAATTTTT